GGGACATCGTCCCAAGTCGCCATGCCAACGTACTTGCTCCCGTTGGCCTGTTCTTGGACTTCCCCATTCGGCATGAACGATAAGACAGTCTCACTCATGCCCATTAGAGGGGTAAAGGTGAGCATCGTCATGCCATTGTTGGTCATGGTACGGAGCAAACACTCTGTGTAGACATCGAGAGGCGGTTCTTCGTCCAACCAGATGACATCTTGCTCAGAGCCCTGAAACGCTTCCCGGCGCTGGTCGTAAGACTTAAACGTGAGCCTAGACTCTCCTCCACTTGCGTGCCTAACCGTTATAACTTCGATAGCTTCTGCTACACCAGCTTTGGCAGTAGTCTTGATGAGATCAGCTTTGGGGATGAGCCCAGTCCCAAACTCTCCAGGTGGCCCTAGTAGCTTCATCTGCAAAATGTCACGAGTCGTCTTGCCGGTGTCTCCAGCCGCCCATGCACTCACTGGTCTATCAAACTTCCTGCCCTCCCACCAAGCGGGATAACGGCCCGTCATGTGCAGCACCATCTCGTACCCGCCAATACTCTCAGTCTTGCCAATACGGTTGGCGGCCATCATCAGGCGCTCTCTATACCGTGCCCCTGCCGCAAAGTAAGCAATGTGCTTGGGATACAGTTCGCGACGATACTCGCCAGCGTCAGGGAAGTAGGTAGCGATCTTACGCTCCTTGCGGCGCCTCAGAGACTCTTCAAGCAAGAGAGTTAGCTCTAGGTTCTTGTCGAGATTGTCGAGAAGATCACTCATACAAAGAGAAAAACCCGGACACCATCACACGATGGGCCGGGCATGTTTACTTTCCCATCCAGCCATACCCCCGGGTTGACTGGTTGGCCTGTAGGCTGAAAGATCTCCGAGAATCGTGCAAGTATTTTTCATACTTTCATCACGATTACCTTGTACTCGACTCCGTCCTCTGGCCCGCCCTCCAAGTCGAAGGTGAACTCTTCGTAATCCATGTCTCTAGACATTGAGTTAAGCAAGAGCGCATAGGCAATATCAGCAGCCTGTTGTGCTTCTTCTGGGATAGAGTTTAAGTCCATAAAAGAGTTGCCGGTCTCTCCCGGCTGTCACGCCACTTTTAGCCCCGAGAAGGTCGAAGCCACGCAGGTGTCGCGGAAGTAAACTAAGCAGCGGCACTAGGGTCCAAGACTACGGTGCTGCCTGGTCCGAATGCCTGATCTAAAGCAGACTGGGGACTTGGGGTGATGACGGGGGTCTCGTCAGGGGTGATGCCGGCCTCTGGGGTGAGTGCCACTAGGAAGGCATCTACAGTAGCCTTGATAGCCTTGAGCGCCTCACGTTGTTCTTCCACCTTAGCCTCCAGCGTAACCCTGCTCCTACGCACTGCCTTCTCTTGCCGAGTCTTTACAGACTCAACCATCCAGGCTGCCTTGAGAGCTGCACTAACGGATTTCTTTAATGCACTAATCTGGGGATTAGTTTCTTTGCGAGTACGAGGCTTGCGGACCTTAATTAGTGTTTCCATAACGCAAACAGCGATAGCAGAAGAGGAGGTTTGTGCAACTGGAAAAAAGAGGGAGGGGGGTACTGGGCTGCTAGAGTGAAGAGCGAAGGGTGATGGGGGTACTGGTTTACTGGTTGTAGAGAGGGGAAAGGGCGGTTGTGTAGGGACCTCGACTTTCTTTTTTATACGCGCGCGCCTGGGGGTGACGCGGGCGTGTGCGTGCGTATACGCGTACGCGTGTGTATGTGTGCGTACGCGTACACGTTACGCGTACATGTGCGTATGCACGCGAGTATGTGCGCGAGTATGCGCACGCGTTTAAACTGCGTTACAATGCCACTTGTCTATTGTCCGCTGTATCGTCATTGCTTGCCATCAATCGCCAGCGCAACCGGCCTTTGCGTGCGTCCATTGCCGGCGCCATGCGTTGTTGTTGCGCACGATTGCGGTTGAGTCCAGTGGTCCAGCTATACTCCACCTAATCGGTAGGATATCTATCGCCGTAAGTCCTTGCAAATCAACGGATCATACTCCATATGATTTGTGTTGTGTGACGTTATAGCTTCTCAGCCTGTGTCTGCCCCTGTACAGGCCCGATCACCTCAGCCCGCACCTCGAGGACCGGCGCGGCAGACACGGCATCAGGCGGGGCCATTAGACCGGCTCTCTGGGCGTCCGCAAGCGCACGAGCTGTGCGTGCCTCGAGTTGAGCGTCAGTTAACTCCGTTAGGGCGGCGAGTAAGGGCGAGCCGTCCGCGTTTGCGAGTTTAGTGGGCAAGAGGCGAGAGAGCAGCGCACAAAAGGTCCGAGGATCTGTTTTACCCACATGTTCCAAGTATGAAGCACCGCCGAGACGGTCAAACGCCCGTTCAATAGCGTCCTTAATCGCCACAGTCTGGCGGTTCGGAATGCCCTTCCTACTGCCGCCGGTCAGCTGATGTTTCCAGCGCGGCTCTGGCTGTTCTGCCGTTTGCTCTGCCGTTTGTTCCATGTCCGTGTTCATAGCGGCATTGTCGCGACACTCTGCCGCTGTTTCACCAAAAATTTTTCACTCTCACCAGGCACACACCTAAATATCTTTCTCCCTACACAATCCCCACGCATTCAGCCCCTTCCCAGTCTCCCCTCCCCCTACACAAAAAAAACGTACAAACCTCTTGCCTTCCCCCTGTTCTCTACGTAGTTTGAACGCATGACAGCAATCAATCAGCTCCCCGCCCGCATCGCTAACAAGATCAACAGCATCAACAGCCACAAGCTGTTGCGTGCTATCCGTGAGGCTCGCATCCGCCGCAATGACGACCTGAGCACCTCTCACAAAACTTTCTGGCGCAGAGACAAGATCATGCTCGCATGCATTGACCGCAGCCTGGTGCTCATGCGTGAACGCCGTTCAGCCTGCCCCACTCTCTAATCCCTCACCCTGAGAAGGTTCCACCCCTTCTCACCCAAACCAACCCAACCCCAACCTAACCCACACAAAATGACCACACTCCTCAAATCCTACGACGTTATGGTACGTCTCCCTATGACCGCCGCCGCTCGCAACGCTGGCGCAACTGGCCGGACCTATTGGTGGGCCTACGCTGGCCGTATCAACGCTAAGTCTAAGCGCCACGCCTGCGCATTAATGCGAAAGGGCGAATGGGCCTACGCAGACAAACTCCGCGCTTTCTCTCGCTAGTCTCCCCACAAACCCACAAACCCTAAAGAACCCCATATGAAACTCACCCTTACCACATCCGCCGCAGTTGAACTCCTCAAGGTCGACCAGTACGCCCGTTGGTCCCGTGCTGGTGCCCGCGCCTTAGTCGAACATCTCGAACAACTTGAGAAAGACTGCGGAACGGAAATTGAATTTGATCACGTTGCCATCCGTTGTGACTACTCGGAATACGACTCAGCATTGCAAGCTGCCTTAGATCAAGGTTTTGATCCCGCAGAAGATCTGGACGGCGAAGGCGAGGAAGACGACGAACAAAAGGAAGACAACGCGCTTGCTTGGCTTCGTTACAGAACCGAAGTCATCGAGTTTGAAGGCGGCGTAATCATCCGCAGCTTCTAAGCGTTTCCCGTTGTCCCCGTTACGGCGGGGACATAGGGAAGCATTCAGCTTCGCCAAACCTAACAAAACAAAGAAAATGAAGATCAATAAGACCTATAAACTCGAAGCAGCCTGCACAAAAGATTCAACTCGTCCCGGAATCATGCAGCCCTTCATTCAAAACGGAAGAGCCATTGCGACTGATGGCAAGATGTTTGCATCAGTTGACATTACAACGGAAGACGGGGAAGACGTGGAAGGAAAGAAGATCCCCGTTGACGCTTTGAAGGCGGCTCGGAAGGCAACCTTGAAACTCTTTACTGAATCCCACCTTACGTTGACCGAAACACACTGCACTGTGCTCTCTGGTGCATCTTTTCCCGTTGAACACGTTGACGCTGTTGTTCCCAAGGTCGCTGAAATCGTCTTGTGCAGACTCTCAAAGGAAGACGCTTCTTTTTCCGTCTCTTTAGACATTTCGCTGCTTGAAAGACTCTCACAGGCTCTTGGGTCTGAGAAGGTCACCCTGTGCTTTAA